TCCTTCACACAACGAACACTAAACATGAAGTTCTTATCTCTGGACTGTACGTTCACAGACTCGGCGTAGATGGCCATTTCCCGATAGTAAGCTGTTAAGATATTGCTATTGTTCTCGCCAGCACTCCACCAGTAGCCGTAGTTGCCGGCATCGTTGAAACTGCCACCTGAATAGCCGCTGCCGCCCGGCAGAGCCGAAAAGCCGAAGTCGTCTGTGCCTGAGGGAACATCATTACTCGAATTCCAGCCAATCGTTGCTTTCAATTTTGTTCCAGCTCCATCACACATTCTATCGTCAGAACACCTAGAATTTATAAACTTCATCAAAACATTCCAATCTTCATTGCTTGGTATATGCCAATCTGTGGGGCAAATACCTTTGTGCTTTTTAGTTATTTTCCCAGAGCAAGAACTGGTGTTGCAGTCAGCAGGTAGAGCCATTGCTGTTGCCCAATCGTCCTAAGAGAAAAAATCCATATCTCTTAGCCAGTTCCTCCGATAAAATGCGGTATTGTTTGGCAAAACACACACTTTAACCATAGGAGAAACTGACTATGCCAACAACCACACAAAACCCTGCAACCTCCACCTCTGGCACTTCCGTGCCTTCCTCTACCCATAAGGAGCAATTAGCCACTTGTGAAAAAGTCCGTACTTTTGACACGAAAAACGGTAAAAAATCCGTTGGCGTTTTTGCTCTTAATGACGGTCAGCCTGTTTTTGACGTTTGGGAAAGCGACTACTTTAAACCTGAATTGAACGCCGTTTATCGCCCCGTTGTTGTTGTTTTGCCTTCCGCATACAAGAATAAAGAAGGTGAAGCCCGTGCCAATATGAAGCCTTTCACTAACTGGGAAAAGGTAGGGGGGTAATATATGAAAAATTCCCCCGAGCTTTCCAATGAGCAAAGGTTTTCCGAGGTTTGCGAATACATTTTAGAAACTAACGGAGGTCAAAAATGAGGTGCCGTTTTAATTCATTCGTTTTGGACATGGACAAGTTTTTGAAAAACGTGTCAATTACTGGATTATACAAAAAAGTCCAGACTGTTTTTTACTATCGCTTGGACTTGTTCCGCGTCCGTGTTTTTTATTACAATCCGATGGGTGTTATATGATTATTAAGAGGGCAATAGCTATGAGCAAACCAATGTTAGTGAATGTCAACGATAAAATAGTTAAATGCTATTTCCCTCTTTTTTATTGCGAGGTTTTATATGTCTAGGAAATGTGAGACCTGTTTTTTGAGATGTGGCGAGGAGTGCCCTTTCAATTACTCCTGCAAGTTCCCTGTTCATGAGCGTTTTGGGGACAGGTGGTCAAAGATTAGGCAGAAACAGATTCAGCAATTGGAACAAAGAATGAAGCAAAATCCTACTTTTTTCGGCATTAGCTCTGTGGGGGCTAGGGAGGTCGCAAAGTTATGAAAAATTTACTTGGAAAATGCAATTTTCACGCAAATAAAATTTTAGCCTCTTTGGCTATCGCATTTGTTGCCGTGAATAACGCTTTCGCTGACGGTTTGTCTATTCCTACGGGGACTGATACTACTTTGATAGGCTACATAAATGACGCATTCGGCGTAATAATTGGTGTTGTTGTTGTAGTAATCGCCGCTGGTTTAATAATCAAAATGCTAAGAAAGGCAGGTGGTTAATAATGAGTGTTCTTTGTTCCAATTCAAAAAATTTGCACCCCAGCCACATAGCTTGCGGAGTGGCGGGGTGCGATTCATTTAGTGGGGTTTTGATATGATTTGCAATAATTGTTTAATTGGAAGAAATAAGCCCCTTAATTGGACTTGTAGATATATGAAATATAAGTTTCGTAAATCAAGAAATTGTTTTGGTAAGGTTAGGGATTATGCTGATTTATGGTGTTTTAAATTTAATAAGGAGATTAGATAGATGACTTTCCGCCCTTGTGTTATGCGCTCACAAATAAACCTTAATGCAAGGGCGGTTTTTTTTATTCTATTCCTTTTCTTTACAAGTTCTTTTTCTTTGACCGTTACCCCTTCTTGTCTTATACAGAACTCTGGCATGACTTCTGGACGTTGTAATGAAACTTATAGTTTATCGTCTGGTTATTTCTACGATTCTCAAACTGGAACTGTAACTACTACTATTACTGCCGACTATTATCCTCAATGTGTTAGAACTTATAGCGTTCCTCCGGGTTCTTCTGTTAGTTTAGTTAGTTCGCTGGTTTACCTTTCCGTTATTGGTAGCGGTTATGTAGCGGGTAGGCCTGAAGAATCCTGTTCTGTCTCTCAATGGGGAACTGCTGTTAATGGTTCGGGTTTTTTTACCGTTTGTAGTTCGTCGCCTTGCTTGAGCACTAGCTCTGGTATTCTTAGTGGCACTTTTTCTTTTAACGTTAACAATGACCCCCCCGCTCCGCCCCCCTGCGACATTCCCTTTCCCATCTCCGCCCCTCAATGCAACGGCGGCAACGGTTTATTTATGCGTGGAGGTGCTCAAAATCTTGCTTTGACGTTAGAGGATATGTTTGGGGTTCCGAATAATTTTAATATGGGTAATTTTTGGTATTATACTTGGGATAATGGTTTTTATACTGCTACTTCAAATATTTCCCCTGCTGGCTCTGAAAATGATCCTTCTACACGCCCTGACAATACGCAATGTACTTTGTATAATGTTGGTGGTGGAACTTTAACGGATTTGTTAATCTGTCCTTTTGGTCATGAACCGCCTCTCGAACTTCCCAGTAGTAGCAGTTCTGAATCCCCCAGTAGCAGTTCTTCCGAGCCTCCCGGCAATAGTAGCAGCAGTAGCGAGGATTATTGCGTTGTTCACCCTGAAAGCCATTTTTGTGAATGCCAGCGCAACCCTAATTTGCCTGGTTGTGAAACTCCCCCTACCCCTGACCCTTGCGATGAGTTCCCTACCTTGCCTTATTGCCAATGCAAGCGTAATCCAAATCTTCCTTGGTGTTCTAATGTAGGTTCTTCTGATTCAAATAATAATCATAGCAGTAGTAGTTCTAATTTTGATTTGTGCTTTTCTTTCCCTTCTCTCTGGTTTTGTTCTGGCAATAGTTCCGATAGTGGTGATAGTGGCGGCGGTTCTTCAGGTTCGGGTGGTTCTGCTGGCTCTGGCGGCAATGTTGGCGGTGGCGCTCCTATTATTTCTGGTCCGGGTTCTGGCGGTTACGGTTCGGGTTCTTCTACGGGTATAGGCTGTACCGATTTAAGGAATTGCGATTGGGCAAGGGTAGATGTTCAGTTGTCTCAGCTTGGAGTAGAAACTCAAATTCGTGATAAAATAAATGATTTAGTTTCTTTGGCTCAATTGGGTTATAATCTCACTAATGAACAAAATATAATGCTTTACGGCGTATTGGAAGCGGTCAATAGCGGCAATAAAGATATTGCTGGCGCAATAGATAGATTGGGTTCTCAGCTTGGCAAGGCGGATAGTTCATCTAAAAATTCTTTCAATTCGTTCTTAAAGTCTTGGGACGATATGTTAAAAAATCATTTCGATACTGGCAACGGGAGTGGTTCGGGCAATGGTTTTCCTGCTGGCACTTGCGACCCCCGTGTTAGCGACTGTTCACGTGAATTTGTTGATACTGATACTATTACAGGTATTACTCGCCATGGTATAGATAGCGTTCTTTCTCTTTTTGGTACTGATTCGGGTTCTGTTAAAGAAAAATATTCTTTTGCCCGTTTGCTTGCGGACACTTCTAAAGTTTTTCCTAATACCCGCCGTGCTGTATCTCCTTTCAATGATTATATTAAAAAGCAATCTAATGGTTGTCAAACTGAGTTGGATTTTAGTTTTGATTTCGGTGGTTTTAAGTGTGGTAATACTTGTAAAATAAGTCTTTCAAATTTTGGTGGTAAACCTATGAATAAGATTATTTCGGATATATTTACTATTGCATTTGGTTTAAGTATAGCTATACGTTTGCTTTATGTTATACGTTCTGTAGGTCAGAAGGGGTAAAATATGTTATCTGTTTTAAGTTCAATATTAATGGTTATTACTACAATAATTCCTCTTATATTTACTGGTGTTAAATTTTTGCCTAAAATTTGGGCTATGCTAAAATGGCTTTTTGCTCCTGGCACGTTTGTTTTACGTAGTCTTTGGTGGAGCGTTTTTATGGGTATATTTAGTTTTATTGGCGGTTTTATTTTCTTTGTATCTCTTTATTTTGGCTGGGGTATTGAGCTTTATTTAAAATTTTTTGATTTTGTTTTTACTCCTTTTTCTCGTGTTGTTGAAACCCTTCTTTCTCAATTTATTGACCAGCTTCCAAATCTTCCCGCTAACACGTCTGGCATTTTGTGTTTGTTTGATTTCGGGTCTGTGTTTACTTTTTTTATGATAGGTTTTTCTTTTGAGGTGTATTTACGTATTTTGATTTACTTTTTAATTAGGCGGGGTAAATAATATGATTACGTTTATGGTTGGTCCGCCTGGTTCTGGAAAAACGCTTATCAGCTTGCAAAGATATGTGTTGCGTGCTCTCAAAGAAGGGAGAAAGGTTTATCATAATATCCGCGGTTTGGATTTTGTCAAGATTGCGAACCATCTGGATATTGACCCTTATATTATTGAGCAGAGTTTGGATTATATGTATTCTCCTTTTATTGAGGAATGGTCAAAAGCGAACGGCTTGCATGACGAATATTTGCGCTTGGGAGAAATTAAGTTTGAGCAAAAATATATAAAGCAGTTGGAGGTTTTTTATAAAGAAAAAGTCCCTGACATACTTCAAACTATTCCTTTCCTTGTCAAGGATTATTTGATTGTTCTTGATGAAGCCCAGAATTTCATCGGTGCCAATGACCACAAGGAAAAGAAGAACGTTGATTTCTTTGAGTATGCCACCACTCACAGGCATCACGGGCATGAGTTGTTGATAGTTACTCAGCATGAAGATAATGTTGACATAAAGATTAGAAGAATATCCAATTTGCTTATTTATTTATTCCGCAGGGATATTTTGGGAGCTCTGTTTAAAGACAGTGTTAAGGAAAGGCATTATGCTGGTTGTTCAAGCGGAACCCCTGAATTGCTTACGAAGTTTATTACTAACTATGACAAGCGTTTGTTTAAATTGTATCGTAGCTATGTATCTACTGACGTTAAGGAGCATAGGAAGTTTAGGAGCGTTTGGCTTAATGGCGGTTTGCTTTTTCTTTTGGTTGTTGCCATTGTTGGTTTGTCTCGCGGCTGTGCTTTCAAGGAGAAATGGATTAGGGATAAGAAGCTCGTTAAAGTAGATGTTGTTTCCAGTTCTTCCGCTTCTTTTGAGCTTAAAAACCCTTCTGATTTCTTGGGTCAATATACGGATTATTTTTGCGGTGAAAAATTCTTCTATGTTCTTCGCTCTGGTGGTTCTGTTGATAGTTTCCCTCCTGCCGTTGTTCCTGCTGGCGTTTGTCCTTTCAAGAATTTTCAATTTAATAAAGGTGAGGTAAAAAAATGAGGATTCTTTTTCTTGTTCTTTTTTCGTTTGTGTTGTCATTTGGCACCCCCGGCTGGCTTCCGTTTGGGAGTGGCGTAAGTTCTTCCGGTGGTGCCTCTGATGTTCCGCCTGTCAAGCTTAGAACCATCACTAAGGTTGTCAGGGATACTTTGTATATTAACCGCGTTGATACGGTGGTTAGGGTTGATACTCTTAAACCTTCTTTGCCTGTTTATTACAATTACACTATTTATTACGAGGTTGTGGACAAAGAGCTTTCTTTCGGTCTTGATTTCAAGTGGGATTTTAAGACTGCTGCTCAAAAAACGCAGTTGCAAAGCAGCGACACCACATTGTTTAGTCTTGGCAAGGAAACATTGCGAGAGGCTTCATTTAGCTACGACAAGGAAGGTAATAAAACGCAAACATATGAAAAAATAATAGAAGGTCTGGATATGCGTGTTAATGGCAGGAGCGTTAATATCTCCTACCGTACTGAGGACAATTTACTTATGTTGAATGGCAGGTTTGACAACAATGGTTTGCTTATGTTGTCTAGCGATTTTTCCAAGCGTAGATATTTTCTTTATTTTGTGCCTTTGGATTTTCTTTTCGGCTCAAAAAAATACACTTTGTTTTTACGCATAGAAAAGAGCGGGGTAATGTGATGAGTTATTATGTCGGTGTTTTTATCTGTTGGTTTTTCTTTTGGGTCATTATTGAGGCTATGCATTAGGAGGTTTTATGGCCGTTAGTATTTGCGGCGTTGATGTTCATGACTGCAATTTGATTTGTCGCTTCAATGACAATGGTGGTTCTATTGCTGATTTTTCTGGCTTGCTTAGTTATTGCCGTCAGAGTCTTAGTCCTCCTTTGACTGACGCTAATTGCGTTGCTTATTTCATGACCAATTGCCAGCTTTATGTTTCTAGTTCTAGTGGTTCTAATAATAATTTCAGTAGTAGTTCTGTTGTTTGTCCTTCTCATGAGTTTGATTGGGATAGTGTCAGTTCTGGTTTTGTTGATGCCTTCCCTGTGTTCGCTACTATTTTTGGCGTTTGGTGCATAGTTAAATTGTTCCGTATGATTTGGTGGGGTGCAAAATGAGTGGAATGGATAATATAAAATCTTCCAATGAAAAATACGTTCTTTTGAAGTTTCGTTTTGATTACTGCCATTGCTGTTTGCTTGGTGAATATTCCGAGTGCGGCAATTTGATTGAGTTGGATGGCAGTTGGTTCTGCGACATGCATGGCAAGTATTTGAAGCCTATGAGGTTGCCTATATGAGATTTTCTCCTTTCTTCTGGTCGTTTTATTTCCTTGCTTTTTTCGGCTTTATTTCTTTTTTGCTTATTCGGGGGCATTCATGGTAAAATTTATTAATCGTTTATTTAGGCGTTTCGTTCATCGTGTCCGTTGGTTCTGGTCTGGCGGTCGTTATGAAAAATTCATTCCCAGAATATACAAAATCTCGGGGATTCGCTATGTCTTTTAGTGAAGAACTTTTGTCGGATATGTGCGACTGGGAAGGCAATCAAATGCATAATTGCCCTTTCTGCGGTTATATTGGCTATTCGCCTGTTTCTGACGTTTCGTTTAATCGCATTCAAAATACGGGAGTATATGAAAAGATGTTTGGTTTAATAAATTCCTCTCGCTTATCTGAAACGTTAGTCAAAAGGGTTTCCATTATTACTTCGTTGCCTAGTTCAGTGGCTAAATCTTTCTTTCACAGCTTAATCTATGCGAATATTATATTCCGGTGCTGGGTTAGCCATATGTTCCTAACCGCTCTGCGGCTCATTGTGTTGCATATCTTACCCTTCATTAGCTGGCTGTTTGGCTGTTTTTCTCTTTCTTGCGAAAATGATTCCGTTTTCAAAAAAAACCTTGTAAAATCTTTGCCGTCAAAAACCGTTTATTTCACTCAATGAAATTTTTTCTTTTCGCATAATGTTGCAATATACGACATCTAGATACTAGACGACAAAAAGCCTTAATGGGTAGTAATCGGCTTCGCGGGCATAAATCGCCTCCCGGGCACGATAACTACAACAACGCAACTCCGGGCTTGACATAAGAGTTGCGTAGTAGGTAGTAGTAAACCTATAACTTTTTAACCTCTTTTATGGAGAACGGAAAAAAATGGATAAGATTAAAAAGATTCAGTCTCGTGCGTGGGGAATAATCATTCCTTGCGAATGGGAGAACCATTCCCAGATTATCTGCAAAGCCAAGCAAGTGGCAAAATACTATTACTGGATTAGGCACGACCATGATTTCTACACCGAGCCAGAGGAAAATACCGAGAACCCTCACCAAGTTGGGGAATTGAAGAAGCCTCATATTCATTGCCTTATGACTTTCAGCAATTCAAGGGATTTAAAGACCGTCCAGAACTATTTTTCCGAGTTCCCCGAGCTTAAAGAAAATTCATACGAAAAAATTTCTAATGCGTTCGGCGCAAAGCGTTATTTGACCCATATAGACAATCCAGATAAATACCAGTATGACCCCTTGCAAGTGGAAACGAATGACCGTCTTTTCCCTAATGTCTTTTTGGAAAAAATGTCCGGCGATGAAATGTTTGACAAATACCAGAATGCTTTTGATTATGACGCTAAAACAATGAGGGAATATACGAACCAGTTCAAGCCTATGTTTTGCTCTATGAACAACTGGCAGATGTTCGGTTGTTTGCAGAATGTAAGGCGTGAGTGGCGTATAAAGAATACAATTAAGGAAGCTAATCACAGGCATGACATGAGTGTTATTCCTTATTGAGGTAAAAATATGCAAAATAAGAAAGTGATTTTCTCTCTTTTTGACAGCGAGACGGACATAGTGTCATGCGCTGCACAAGATTATGACGTTTATTCATTCGGCATAGGCTCCGGTTTCACTCATATATCTATGGATTTGTCGGAGCCTATATTTTTTCTTGACAATTTCAAGGATTATCCAAAGCCAGATATTTTGTTTTCGTTCCCTCCTTGCCAAACGTGGTTGAATATTTCTTGTGGCAATTGTCCGGCGGTTCACAGGGAAAAAGGCTTTAATCTTTACTATAAATCCAAATTTGTTCCTTTCCGCAGTCCTCAAAGAATTGTGGAGAATCGTTTAAATGGTCTTCTTTGTGCCTTGACTACCGTTAAAATAATCAATTATTTTAAGCCTAGATTTTGGTTTATAGAGAATCCAAGTCGTTCAGCCCTTTTTGAGTTTCTTTCTAGCAAATTGAATTTTTACGGCATTAAAAATCTGACTGACTACGGCTCTTATGGTTTTGCCGTGCATAAGCCAACTACCATTTATAGCAATGTCAAAATTCCCTTGAAAAAGTCTCCTCGCGTTTATTCGGTCAAGAAAGTTTTTGATTTGCCTGTTAATGACCGTTCCTTTTTTCCTGTGAAATTGTCGTCTCATATAATTGAGTGTTTGGAAAATAATATATATGAGCGTTTTTGTCATTAGCTGCTTATGACGTTTGTGCCTGGAATGACACTTTTAAAAAGCTGTCATGATGTTGTAAGCGTTGATAGTGGTGAGCTATCCTGTGAATGTAGCCCCCTTAATCTTGTTCGTCTATATGCTTGATACCCCCAAAAAAAATAAACAATAAAAATAAATCTTCCTAAACCCTTGCCACCCTGTCAAAAATAATGTATATTATATATATGAAAAAACTTCCTCTAATCCTCGCTCTCGCCTGTTTGCTTGTTTCTTTTGTTTTTGCCGACGATTCTTGTAAAGGAAAAAAAGTTAATTTAGGCAAAGATCATGGCGGCTTGCATTGTATAGATTCTACTAAAATTAAAAAACCTTCTGATTATAAGAACGAATGTCATAAATATGAAATTAAAGACGACGATAATTTGTATTATGAGGGTAAAAGAGATGGTGACGATGTAAAAGGCGATAATCTTGTTGTTTATATGGTTTGTAAAGATAAAATCAAAGGTTATTCCAAATCTAAACAACGTCAAGAAAAACGCCAAAGCCGTTACCATTCTAACCCCCACGACAAGAATTAGTTATTTTAAAAATCCGCCCTTGCGAGCTTGTAAATAAATTGAGCTTTCACGCTCGCGCTAAAATCTAGTCTTGCAAGGGTCTTTTTATTTTTTTCATAAAAACCATTAAAGTTTCTTAAAATCTTGCCTATATGCTTTACTGCCTTGGTAAAGACTGCCGTCCCAATCGTTGGGCTAATTAGACTACGCCTGTGCTGTAAGAAGGCAATTTATCTGGGTAATGCTTAGGCATATGTTCAGCCGTGTAAAAACTTTGGGAGTAGTTCGCCCGTTTATAGGATTGCAGGCTTTAACGTTTGTTTTGCATTGTGTCAATTGTTCATAAACCAAAAAAAATAAGGGGGTTCAAAATGAATCTGAAAAAATCTGCCTTGGTAGGCATAGACGTTTCGTATAAGACGTTTAATGCTTATTTCAGTGGCACTGATTGCTTGTATAAAAATACTCGCATTGGTTGGCAAAAGCTTTTGAGGGAGGCTCCGCCCGGTTCTGTTTATGCCATGGAAGCTACCGGGAACTATCATTTCCGTTTGGCTTCATATTTGCATGGCAGGGGAATGGCTGTAATTGTGTTGAATCCATATTACGTCAAGCACTGGATTATTTCGCAAGGCGGCAAGGCAAAAACGGATAGAATCAACGCTAGGGACATATATTTTTATGTTCTTGGCAATGGTTCTAGTGTCAGGCATTGGCAGCCTCTTCCGCCTTTATATGCTCGCGCAAGGGTAATAGTCACGCTTTTGTCTAGCCTTTCCAATCTTTCCAAATCGGCTAATAATATTAATCATTCTATTTCGCTTGTTGTTGGCAAAACAAATGGCATGCTTAATCCTATGCTTAATGTTTACAGCGTTTGCCGTGAGCAGGAAAAAGCCCTTGAAATGGAGTTGGTAGAGATAGTCAAAAAGATTTTCCCTAATCAGTATAATCTTTTGCTAACTATTCCCGGCCTTGGCTCTAAATCTGCATCTGTTTTTCTTGCTACGACAAGGGGTTTTTCCGAGTTTGCTTCTTACCGTCAATTAACTAGCTATATTGGTTTGGCTCCTTCTGTGGAAGAAAGCGGAACCAGTGTTCGTAGGAAATCAAGGATAACAAAGACAGGCAATAATTATTTGCGTTCTTTGTTGTTTATGTGTGCTATGACTGCTTTAAGCAAGGCTAATCCCTGTAAAGAGCTTTATGTACGTTTGGTTAAGCGTGGCAAGCCTAAAAAGCTGGCTATAATCGCCGTCATGCATAGACTTGTTAAAATTTCTTTTGGTGTTGTCCAGAGCGGTGAACCTTATAGGGGTAATAATTTATTGTTAGCTTAGTTAAAAATTAATTTTATTTCTTTTTTGAATGAATATGAAAAACAAAAGTAGATAATCCTGAACAATAAGAAATAAAATCCTTAATAAGCCGGCAATGACAAACCTTTATTAAATGGAATTTCTTTTTTTTGGTTCTTTTTTTGTCTTTTTCTCGTTTGTGAAAGAAAAAAAAGAACCGGCAAAGCCGTGTTGAATCATTGTTCCTATGCCTAAAACGCTAGGTTTAGTGTAAATTTTTCAAAAAAAATAAAAAAAACACTAAAACCCTTGCCACCCAGCGAAAAAAAATGTATATTTATAATAATAATACCGCGTCTAAGGTAAAACTTAAAGTCGACCGTAGGCATTGCAAACAGCCGTATTTTCATCTTCCAGTATGTTACCATTTCCGACACACTTGCTGCCGGGGGCGGCATATTTCAAATTCCTCGCCAGCCAAACCTGTTCGCCAATCACAACCGTCTTGTAAGTCTCGCCTTCGTAAGTTACAGGAACACCGTAAACAATTGACCCAGAGCTTGAACTAGAAACAGTCCCACTTGAACTAGACGAAACGCCCCCTACACAGCCATTATATTTGATGCTTTTCTCATCACAAACGCTATCACGTTCTATGCTAGTGCAAGACAAAAGAAATGCAACTGCGAGAATAAAAAATCTTAAAACCATATATGTACTCCTACTAATCCTTCACACAACGAACACTAAGCAAGTAGTTCTT